GGGACTGGGACCGTGGACACACACGGAACTGGAACCATGAGCTGACCTCCTCGGCGCGGGGACCAGCCGCGCTCTCGAGGTCAGCCTACACCATCTCCATCCAGTTTGGAAACGCCCTCGAACGTCGCGCTCCAGACGTACGAGCCGGTGAGCGGACCGGCTACGCCCGCTGCCGCGACCAAGGGCGCGGCCGGCGTGCCGAGACTTGGCGTCACCACCTCCTCAAACGGGACCAACCGCGGCGGATAGAGCCCGCTGGGATACTCCACGCTCTCGATCCACCAGGCGTCCGCCGGCAGGCCGTAGGCGCGGACACCTGGCAGCGTCGCCGTCATCACGCTGCGCACCAGCGGAGCCACGAACGAATACTCGTCCACTGCCCGGTCGAGCGCGCGCGCCAGCGCATCGTCACTCCAACGGGGCGGCGGGGATGGTAGCCCGGCCGTCGCATCGGCGGGGCCGATCCCCTGCGTGCAGTCGGACATGTCTTGCCGCAGGTCGGCCACCGCCTCGGTCAGCGTCGGATGCCCACCGGGTACCCCCGCCGGCGTATAGGCAAGGATGAGGGTCATGGCTCCTCCCTACGTCCCCTGTCCCTGACCATAGTGCGCTTCGTGCACACCCTCGCGCGCCTGCAGACGGGCGTCCTCCACCTCGGTCGCCAGCCGCGCCAGCCGCCGCCCATGCGCACCCCGCTGCTCGGCGCGCCTCCGGATCTCCTCCTGCAGCGCCGTTAACTCTGCCTCCGCGCGCCGGAATAGCGCCAGGTCCTCCGAGGCGCCAGTTGTCGGTTGCCCGTTGTCAGTGGGATGGATCTCGTCGCCGTCACCCTTCCCGGCCCGCTCCACGACGGCCGCATCGTGCTCCATGGCGAGGGAGTGATCGCCTCGCTCATTGGCCGCTAACTTCTTGGCGTCCTGTGTCTGTCCAGCCATTAGCTCACTCCGTTCGCAGTTCACGGTAGGCAGCCAGGGCGTATTGCATACGCCCTGGCAGTTCATAGTTCTGCTGCCACTCTACTCCGCGTCACCTGCTGCCTACTGCCCACTGCCTACTGCCAGGGCGTATGCAATACGCCCCTACTACCTACTAATTGACGATCCAGTACCAGCAGTCCACCGCCGCCGTCGTCGCCCCGCTCGCGTACACCGTCACCGTGAACCCCGTGCCCGCGCTCAGCGCCGTCACTCCCACCGTTGAGATCGTACCGCCGTTCCCCCTCAGTTGCAGGAACACCAGCGAGTTCGGCCCCACCAACGCGTTGGGCACGACCACCGCGCCGCCGCTCGCCGTCCCCGCCGGGATGCTGAACGTCCCCACCTGCTGATTGGCCACGTTCCCGCCGCTCGTGTTCGACGCCTGCCCCGCCACGCACAGCTGCCTGTTGGCCGCGATGCATGGATTCGGCGCCGGCTGGTTGTTCGGCGCCGTCGAGTCCAACTGCAACCCCTCCAGCGCCGTCGGCAACACCGGTCCCGTATACATGTGCTCGCCTCCCTTCGGTCGCAGTTCACAGTAGGCAGTAGACAGTAGGCAGTTCACAGTTCTGCCGCCAACCAACCGCGCGTCACCCGTCTGCCTACTGCCTACTGCCTTCTGCCTTCTGCCTTCTGCCTACTACGTCAACAATCCGCTCAGCCGCGCCGCGATGTCCGCGTGGCCGGCGTCGTTCGGGTGGCTGTTGCCGCCGCCGACCGTCAGCGCCGCCGCGCCCGCCGGCCCCAGCGCCTCCCACGCCGCGTTGATGTCCAGCACCGCCGCCCCGTACCGCCGCGCCAGGCTGTAGATCCGGTCCACGTAGTGGTGCGCGTAGCTCGTGTTCAGCCAGTTGCCCGCCAATGGCCCAATAAACGGGATCAGGAACACGAACGAGGCCCCCGCCACCCGCGCCGAGTCGCAGTACCGCCGTGCCTGGAACGCGAAGGTGTCGTAGGCGATCTGCTGCTGCATGTCGTTCACGATGTGCCCGAACACCACCAGCTTCGGCTGCGGCTGCAGGAACTCGATGCTGCCCTTCGGCGTGTCCGCCGTGGTGTTCACCGCCGTCTGCCACACCCCACGCCCCACAAAGCCCATCGGGTACGGCACGATCCCCCGGCCCAGCCCGCTGTACGCCGTGATCCCGTGCAGGATCAAGGTCCCGCCCGCCGTTGTGGTCAGCACGATCGTGTGCGCCCCCGGCGCCAACCCGCCCATGCTCACCGCCTTCACCGGGCTCTGGATCGTCGCGCTATAACAGCTCGGGTTCCCTCCGCCTCCGCCCTGCACCCCGTTCACGTCATAGAACTGCCCATCCACCTGCACGCTAAACGCGCCGCCGCCCCCGTTCTGCCCCACCCACACGTCCACCGCTGTGCCGATAAACGCGCCCACCGCATACGAGCCCTGGCCCGCCGTCGTCGTGTGCGCCTGACCCGCCATCCCGTACGCGAAGTACCCGCTCCAGCCCGGCCCGAAGCTCCAGCATGGCCGCGTCTTCGCCGAGTAGTTCGTCGCGCCCGCGTAGGCCGCGTCGGTCGTGTCGCTCACGGCGTGGAACCCCTCGCCCCCGTTGCCGTACTGCGCCTGCAGCGCCCGCGTCACCGCCGCGGCGAAGTGACCGTCGCTGAACCCCGTCGCCGACGCCCCGCGCGTGATGCTGTCCCCGATGAACGCCACCGGGCATAGCCGCGCCGCCGACCGCGCCGCCACCCACTGGTCGAGGGCGCCGTCGGGCAGGGAGATGAACGGGTCGCTGCCCGCCGCCGCGCCGCCGTAGTTCCGTGGCATCTCGCTCCTCCTAATCCCCGGCGACGTCGACGTACACCGCCGCCGCGCCCGCCGTCGGCGCGCTCGGGAACACCAGCCGCACGCCCACGGCCGGCAGGTAGCTCTGCAGGTCCGCGATGTCCTGCTGCGTCAGCAGGTACGTCCCCGCCGCCAGCGTCGTGCCCGACGGACCAACGTTGACCGGCGCGCCGCGCAGCGGGTGGTTGGCGTCGCTCGCCGCCGCCGCCGTCCGTCCGGCGTAGAGTTGCGCCGTCACCTGCCCCGCCGTGGTCCACGTGATCGGCGTCGTCACCACCAGCGCCACGGTCTTGAACCGCCCCGACGGCACGGCCACGCACGGATAGTCCGTGCTCGCCACCAATGCGGGCGTGGGCTGCAGCGTGATCTCCTGCGGCTCACCCGCCGCCGTCAGCGTATTGCCCGCCCCGTCGATATAGGCCATGCGCTCCCTCCTACGAGTGACGAGTGTTTAGTGACGAGTGAGGTAGGACGGACGTAGGCATCGGCCTTCACCGATCCCTCCAGCCTTACTCCTCATCAGGGCGTCGTCACTCGTCACTCGTCACTCGTCACTCGTCACTCGTCACTCGTCACTCGTCACTCGTCACTCGCTAATTATTACCCTGGTAGAAGCCGCGGTAGTCGACGACGGCGCCGCCGTACTCGTGGCGCACCTTGTAGGTGATCACGTCGTTGGTGAAGTTGCTCCCGAACAGGGGCTGATCCTGGATGAACAGCACCGGGTTGATCTGCCCGCCCACGAAACCGACCTCAATGGTGTCGATCACGCGCGGGTCCGCCGCCAGGTACCAGCCCGTCGGGCTGCTCAGTTGCGGCGCCACGATCACCTCGGCGTACCCCAACATGGGGTTGATGTCGTTGTAGTTCGCCCCCGGCGCCCCCGCCGACTTCGTCACCACCATGCCCTGCCACTCCAGCTCCGGCGGCGCGATCAGGTAGCGCGGCTTGAGCCCGATCGGCTTGCCCGCCAGGTTGGTCTGCCGCCGCATTTTGGTGACGCCCGTCTGCATCGCCGCGCTGGCCAGCGCCGCGCCCGTGTTCGGCGTGCCCGGCGTCGCCACCGCGCTGTTGCCGTGCGCGCCGCCGTTGGTGAACAGGGGGCTGCCGTCGTAGATGTTTCCCGCCGCGGTCAGGATGCCGTAGACGAACTCGGCCAGCGTGAACGCCGCCGCCACGGCCAGCTTGCCCGGGATCTGCCGGATCGCGTAGAGGTCGTCGTTGACGATCGTCTCGCGCGTCACCGGCACCAGGTTGCCCCGCTTCGCCGGCACGTAGACCGCCCGCGTGTCGGAGAGCGTCAAGGTGGTGTAGGCCGTGTCCTCGGGCACCGTGGAGAGCGAGCCGAACGCGCCGAGGCGGATGCGGTCCTGCTGCTTGAAGTCCTTGATCGGCGTCACCGTGCAGAACTTCTGCCATTCGCTCGGCCACGCCTGGTAGTCCTTGAGCAACCTTTTGTTCATGCTGGTGCCCAGCAGGTAGCTGAACGTCGCGGTCGTGATGTCCGCCTCCCGCAGCTGCTCGGGGGCGCTGACGCCGGTGATGCCGCTGTCGCCGGTGGCCACCACGTAGGCCTCGCGGATGCCGCCCAGCTGCGGCACACGCTCCCCTTCCTGGATGTCGAACAACTGGTCGAAGGCTTTCTGCAGCCGTTCGCCCTCGGTCATGCCCACCCGGATCTGCTTCTCGTAGCCCATGCCCCGGATCAGCCCCACGTCCGTCAGTTCGGCCAGCAACGCGCGCTCGTCGGCGAGGGCCGCCTCCAACTCCGACGCCTCGAAGACGCGGCCGCTAAAGCGCCGCTCGACGCGCGTCGTCAACGCCGTCGGCAGGCTCGCCCCGGTCAGCGTGCGCAGCAAGGTGCGCTCGCACTCGATCAGGCGCCGCCCCTGCTGCAGTTCCTCGCGCAGCGCCGTGCGCTCGGCCTCGAACAACGCCGCTACTTCGACCCCTGTGGGAGCAGCAGCCACAACCGCCGTCCCTGCCCCTGTCCCCTTCTCCTCATCCGCCACGTGCCTCACCCCGTCCCTTTCCGCTTCCGTGATGTACGTCCCGCCGGCCATGACGCGGCCGCCGGCGATGTCCGACGCCACCGTCGGTCCCATCTGCACCGGTCCCGTGCCCGCTTGAAAGCCCGCGCCACATGGCCCCTCATGGCCGAGCTGCTGCCCCGTGACCCCACGCTGCAGCCCGTCGATCCCCACCCCCATGGCCGCGGCCACGCCGGCGCTGGTGTCTTGCATAGCCACGCCGCGCTCGTTGTCCGGCTCGTAGCTGTCCCACCAGCTGCCGTTATCGGCCTCACGCGCGTTCAGCAGCCGCTCAATGCGGCCGCCCGCCGAGGCGCGCGTCACCACGTCGCAGCTGTTGAGCTTTGTGATGCCCTCCACCACGCGGCACGTCTTGCCATCGACCCGGCCCGGCGCCACGCGCCCATCGGCGTCGATGCTGATGCCCATCAGCTCGTGCCCGTCCGTCACCGATTCCTCGATCAAGGACCACAGCCAGTCCGCATTCTTGCTGACTTTCAGCGTGGCGCGCAGCGCGCCGTCGTCGCCGATGCGCGGCGCCTTATAATAGCCCACCAGGTCGCGCACGCTGCGCTCCGGCCGCTCGCCCGGCGCGGGGTGGTCGGCGAAGGCCCGCGCCCCCTCGAACAGCGGCAGCATCCCGCGCACCACCTCCGGCGCGTAGTAGTTGCCGTTCTTGCTGAGGCCCGGCCGGATGCACACCACCTCCACCGCCCGCTCCTCCGGCGTCAGCGTCGCTTCCGTCAGCGCCGCCACGATCGTCAGCCGCCCCGTGCTCCCATCCGTCCGTCCCACGGCCTCCTCCTCACCAGCGACAAGTGACGAGTGACGCACAAGTCCCACTCGTCACTCGTCACTCGTCACTCGTCACTCGTCACTCATTGATGGCCGCTCGGCCCCGTCGCGCCAGTGAACGCGCCCACATCCCGCCCCGCCTCATTCGCCGCCGAATACTGCCCCGCGATTCTATAGCTCTCCATGTTGCCGTCCGCGTCGTAGCTGTGCAGCGCCGGTGTAGCCAGGCCGTCGACGTGCGCGCCATTGACCATCGCCGTGAAGCGATCCTCGGGATAGGCCGTGCCCTCGTCGCGCGGCTCGGAGGTGTCGCTGGGATCGGGATAGCCGGGGTGCCAGGTTCTATCACTCATGGTCATGGTCTCGTCTCTCCTCTGTTAGGACATGTACGCGGGAGCAACCCTCACCCCCGGCCCATGCGGATCCGTCTCTCGGCTCTGCGGAGCCCACAGCCCAACCGGCTCTCCCGTGCGCGGGCGAGGGGAGAAGATGCGCTCCAGAGTTCCACCACCGACCGCAGTCGGCCGATGGTTTGCCCGGCGACCGCAGTCGGCCGATGGTTTGCCCGGCGACCGCAGTCGCAGGCCCATAGTGTGGCGGAACGCGCTACACGAACGCCCGTGGCTCGTAGCGCCCGTAGTCGCCCAGGCGCTCGCCCTGGTCGCGCCGCACTGCCGTCTGCTGCCGGGCGCAGTAGCCGCCCGCATCGGTCTCCAGGTCGGTCAGCAACCCGTCGACCGGCTCGCGTCCCACCGCCGGCGCCAGGCCCCAGCCCCACGCCGGCTGCGTCACCGCAATCGCCGCGGCGCTACTCGCATCCGCCACGCGGCCGTCCCCGTCCCGAGGCAACGCGACCGGCGCTGGCATCGTCCCCATGTTCGCCAACGCTGCCGCGCCGTCCTGGCCGTCGTCGTCGGGCAGCGCGTAGCCCTGTATGCCCAAACCCCTTCTCATAGATGCGTTAGATGCGTCCACCTCTATCTCTACCTCCTTGCTGTTCCAGCTGCGGCCGCTACGGCATCGCCCCCAGCCTCAGCCCAGGCTGCCCCTGTCCCTGTCCTTGCCCTTGCCCCGAAAAACTGGACGTCGCGTCGGACGCCCCTGCCTGCGACTGGCTGGGATCGGACGCCGCGACCGCGACCGCTGCCGCCACCGTTGCTGTCGCCGGGCGCGCTGTCGTCGCCGTTGTCGCCGTTGTCGCCGCCGCTGCCGCCGCGACGGCTGGCGCCGAGCGTAGCGCCGTCTTGAGGCTCAGCACCTCGCTCTCGATCAGCACCTCCAGTTGCTCCCCCGAGAACATGGGGAACCGCCGTGAGAGCAGCGCCGCCACCTCGGCGTAACGCGCGCTCCTGGCCGGAATGGCCTGCTCCGCCCACGCCACCAGCCGCGCCGCGTAGGCCGCGGCGCGCCGATCGCGCAGGTGCAGCAACACCTGCCGCAACACCCACGTCACCGCCAATGAGGTCAGCGGCGCCCCCACAACCGCCAGCGCCTGATACTCCAAAAGCAGCGCCTGCCGCACCATGTCGCCGTGCATGCATCCCTCCTTCCAGTCGTTAGTCGTTAGTCATTAGTTGTTAGTCATGAAACGGGAGTACTTCCCTAACGACTAATAGCTAATAACGAACGACTCGTACCAGCTCACGGCGCACCCAGCCGTGCAGGCCGAGCTCGCCGGCGTAGACGAACGTCCACAGGCACTCTTTGTCGTAGGCGTCGCGCAGCGCCTCGCCATCGGGCAGCGTCGCCAGCACGGTCGCGCTCGCGCTAGGCGACTCGCGCAGGCGCAGTCCCTCGGCGCAACTCACCACCAGCGTTGCTCTACCGTTTTGTGGGCGGGTGGCGCCGCTGTCGTAGCGACGGTCCGGACCCGACCGCACCACTTGCGGCAGGCTTTCCAGGATGAACGCGCCGGCAAAGGCCGTGGCCACGCTCGTGTCGGTGTAGACCGTGTCCCGGCCGCCGTTCCAATACGACAGCGGGTCGTTGAAGGCCCCGCCGGGCAGCCACAGGATGAAGTGGTCGGGCTCGTTCGCGCCGCCCAGCCACCACAGCGGGTAGTCGGTGTAGACGCGCCGGCCGTCGGTCAGGTTGGGCGTCACCGTGCGCAGCCGCGCCGCGCGCACCCAGCAGATGGCCCACGGCGCGGACCGCGCCTCGGACAGGCTCGACGTCCAGCGCCAGCCGATCCCCAGCGCCGTCAGCGCCCCTCCGGCCTGGTCCAGCCACGTATAGCCCTGGCCGGCGTGGTCCGCCTGGCCCGTCGCCAGTAGCCGCATCGCCGCCACCAACGCCGCGTCATCCCCCGCGAAGGGATAGTCCACCTCGCGCAGATAACGCGCCAGGCTGGCCTCGAAACAATCCGAGGCTCCTTCCAGCGCCCCCGGCGCGTCGCCCGCGTGCCGGAACAACTGGCTCACGTGCCGCCAGCGCGGCTGCCATGCCATAGCGTCCTCCTTTGATAGCCATTAGTAATTAGCCGTTAGCCATTAGCTCTTGGTCGCTGCCAACGATTCAAGTGGGTATCGATGCGGACGGCGTGACCGGCCGTAACGACAGGCTAATGGCTAATTACTAATGGCTAATAGCTAACGCAGCCTCTTCAGCTCCACCGTCCAGCGGTTGGCCGCGACGCCGCTGGTGCGGTAGGAGATGACCTCGTAGCGCGCGGCCATCGCCACGGCCTCGGGCGTCGCCGTCGCCGTATCGGCCACCAGCAGCACGGGGCGCGGGTCCGTCTCCAGCGGGAACTCCGCCCGTACCGCCACCGGCTGCGCCGCCTGCCCGGCCGCGCGGCCCACGGCGGACGCCAGGGACGGCGAGACCACCGGCTCCGCGTAGGCCTGCGGCTTCCACACCACCTCGGCCGTCACGTAGGCCGTCTCATCCGGCCGGCGGTAGACCAGCGTCACCGTACGCGTCCGGCCCTGCCGCACCCGCGCCCGGTTGGCCGCCATGCGCGCCAGCTTGCGCCCGTCGAGCATCCGCGCCTCCTCATCCTCACCCCACCCGCCGTCCCTCTTCCAGCACGACACTTACCGCGGACCGCCACCCCATTGGGAGCGCGCCCACTTCCGTCGCCACCGCACTGGGAGCGCGGTCAGCCTGCCCGCCTTTGTCGCTTCCGGCGCCACGATGTCGTCGACGCTCACCCCATCCCGCGGAGATCGTTAGCGCGCACCGGCCCTGTCGTCTCGCCCCACACAGCCGGACGCCTCCGCCAGGCTGACCGTTGTCGCCCACCTACATGCTTTGCCGCCTCCCTTCGCGTTTTCTCCGCCCATTTAGTAGAACATCAGTTCTACTATGAACCGATTATAGCACGGCATCGGCGGCCGTCAAGGAACACACCACGCACAGGCGAGTTGTGCATCGGCGGCCTGGGAGCGCGGGCGTCCCGCCCTTCCGGGTCCAACGCGGAGACGGGCGGGACGCGTAGCGAGCGCCGCGCTCCCATAGATGCCCTTCCCCATCGCCGTGGCGACGACTGTTCACGGGCCGTGCCCCGCAACTTTGCCGGAAGCTTGCCGCAAGATGGCCGGTCTAATGCGTCCTTGATCGTTCATAAGACGATGAGACCGGGGTAGGATATAGATTGAGTACAGGCGCGAGGTGTCACTTTTTTGACAGCGCGCCAGCCGCCGATGCTTTATAGTGGATGCGGACGTCACAGACCTTTCAAGGTCCGTCCCTGCCATGGCCTTTTAAGGTCAGAAGGTCAGGCTGTTGGCGGCGCTCACCATGTGATCGACCTTTCTACGCGAGGACACGAATTCGTGATATGCTAAGCGCGTCGTCCCATGACACGCCCCTATGGCGCAAAGCAGCAACACCTGGTCGGAGTTGGGAGGAGCTTTGAGTATGGATACGACGCGGCATGGCCCCACGGCACGGCGCCAACAGCGCGCGCGCATCGCGGCAATCGGCCTCATCACGATCCTGGGCGCGGGCATCACCGCTACCCCTGGCGCACGCACCGGAACCCCAACCGTGGCGGTTGCTGCTCTGGCGCATCCGCCGGCTGCCTTGGACACGTCAGTGTCCGTCGTTTGCCATGCGACGCGGGCCACGGGCTGCGTCCAATCGCCCCAATCGCCAGGCTCTCACGCTGCCGTGATCGCACCGGTCGCCGCCACGCGCACGCGCGAGCCCACGGCCACACCGACGCGGACCGCTACCTATACACCCACCCGCACTCCTACCGCGACGAGCACGCGCACGGCCACCGGCACGCCCACCGCGACCGCCGCCAACACCCCCACCACTACCGCGACGACTATCCCGACCGCTACCCCCACGCCGCCTACGGCCACCAACACCAACACCCCGTCGCCCACCACGACCCCGACCCCCACCCCTGCCCCAACGGCGACGCCCTATCCAACCCTGGCCACTCCCTCGATCACGCCCGCTCCCACGACGCCGCGCCCCAACGCCGCCCCGTCCACCCCGTCCCCATTCCCGTCGCCCCCGTCGCTCCCGTCGCTCCGGTCGCTCCCGTCGCCCCCGTCGCCCCCGTCGCCCCCGTCGCCCTCCCCCACCCCAACGG